CAAAAATTACATTGGCAGCAAACCTTGGGCTGCATCTAATTATCTACGTGACCCATCCAGAAAACCAGATTGGATCTAAATTATGAGAGATGAGTTTCTTTGGGTTGAGAAGTATCGACCCCAGACAATTGAAGATTGTATTTTACCAGAACAGACTAAGAAAACTTTCTTAGAATTTCTAAATAAAGGTGAGATACCAAACATGCTTCTTGCAGGCCCTGCAGGATGTGGTAAGACCACAGTAGCAAAAGCACTATGCAAACAATTAGGAGTAGATGTCTATGTCATTAATGGATCGGATGAGGGAAGGTTTCTTGATACAGTTCGGAATAACGCCAAGAACTTTGCGTCTACAGTATCTCTCAGCAGTGAGTCGAAGCACAAGGTTATCATCATCGACGAGGCCGACAATACCACTCCCGACGTACAACTCCTTCTTAGAGCGAGTATTGAGGAGTTCTCAGGAAACTGCAGATTTATCTTTACCTGCAATTACAAGAACAAAATCATTGAACCCCTCCACAGCCGATGTGCTGTCATCGATTTTGGAATCAAAGGAAAGCAAAAAGCAGATCTCGCAACATGCTTTTTCAAACGTCTTAACTCAATTCTGGAACAAGAAAGAATAGAAGCAGATAAGAAAGTCCTAGCAGAGCTTATCAACAAGCACTTCCCTGATTGGAGAAGAGTTCTTAATGAGTGTCAACGATATTCGGTAGGTGGTAAAATAGATAGTGGAATACTTGCCCACTTTAGTGATGTAAAGGTAAATGATCTCATTAAAAACCTCAAGGAAAAGAACTTTCCAGAAGTACGTAAATGGTGTGTCAATAACTTGGACAATGATCCTAGTGTTTTATTGCGTCGCATTTACGATAGTCTTTACGAATCCCTTGTGCCTTCCACTATTCCTGCTGCCGTTCTTATTATTGCGAAGTACCAGTACCAAATCGCATTCGTCGCAGACCAAGAGATAAATATGCTTGCATGTCTCACTGAGATTATGGTAGAATGTAATTTCAAATGAATTTAAAAGATAAAATCTCTACAGCAAGAGATAGAATTAAAGAACTAGAGTTGATGGTTTCTGTATGGGAATCTCAGTTACCTAAAAAGAAATTTGGTGACAAGAATGATCATGTAGAACCTACAATTACCACACCACATGGTGAAATTAGCGAAACTCTTATGAGTGGAGCCTTAGGTGACCACTATCGTAAACCATTAAATTAAACAAATGATCTTTCTATCAAAACCATCAGTATATAATTTACCTGGTACATGGGAGAAACAACCTGATGCTATCATACCTCATTTAAGTCTCACTCCAGATCAGGGATTCATTTTGTTCTTTGGTCTAGTTGTTATAGGTTTAGTTGCTTATGGACTATATCTTACAGTAGGAGCAGGTAAGAAAGAATTAAGAGATCCTATTGATGAACACGCAAAGATGCACGAACTAGGAATCGCTCACGGTCACGGTGGAAACAAAGAAGCATATGAGATGTCTGGAAAGTTGAGTCATAAGCATGAGGATTGAAACAAGAGAAGCAATGGAGATGTTGTTTTCGGCAAAATGGAATTTGCCAAAAGCAGCAAAACATTGTAGACTAACACATAAGGAGATGAAGATCACCTTCAGTGAGTATTGTGCTTTACATGGTGCAGATTATAAACCACCTGCACCTGCTATACAATTACATTTAAATTATGATTATCAGTGAGGCAGATGCTATATGGGCTGCCGATAAATTTATTGATTACTTTAAAAATTTTGTTTCTATTGAAGACTATCTTAGATATGTAAAAAAAGAATTAGTTTGTCAATCTAATCAATTAACTCCTTTGAAGGATTACTTCTTTAATGAAGATATTCCTCCAGAGGAGATGGAGTTTGATATTAAATTTATAGGTCAAAGATTTAGTAACTCTTTACCACAAGAGCATTATAAGAATTTATTAGCAGCAGTATCATCTCATAATAATGAGAGTAATATTCCTGGCAGAGAATTGCGTTGGATGATATTTGAAAAACGAACACAACAAGTCGTAGGGTTTATACGGTTTGGTTCACCGACTATTAATTCAAAGCCTAGAAATTTGTGGTTAGGTCAACCAGCAAACCTTTCTTTATTCAATCGTCATGCTGCTATGGGATTTGTAATTGTTCCATCCCAACCTTTTGGATATAATTATCTTGGTGGTAAATTACTTGCATTGATGTGTGTTTCTCATTTTGCAAGAGAGACTCTTAATAAAGTCTTTGAAAAAGATATTGCATTGTTTGAGACTACTTCATTATATGGATCTACTACATCAGCATCCCAGTATGATGGACTTAAACCTTTTATGAGATATAAAGGGTTGACTGAAAGTAAATTTCTTCCATTACTTCATGATCAAGTATTTCATGAACTTCATGACCGATTTACTTTATTGAATAATAATACACCTTTAACTGATAATAAAGCCTCATCTAAAAAGATGAAGAGGCAGACCAAAATGATTGCCAGTATTAAAAAATCATTACAGGATAAAAAAAAGTTAAATGAATTTAATGCTGTGATTACTATGGCATTTGGTTTAACACAAAAGAAAAGATTTTACATATCGGATTATGGTTATAAAAATGTTAGGGAAGTAATACGTGGGGATGAAGATAAGTTAATACGTGGTCAGAACTGGGATAAATTCTACCTAGATAACATTATATCTTGGTGGAAACGAAAGGCAACCAAACGTTATGAAAAACTTAAACAAGAAGGTCGTTTCAGAGATAAGGTCGAACTCTGGACAGAAGATGACAACATTCAAATAATACGATGAATCCAGACGACAATCCATTTTGGGGAGAACCTACTCCTACCGACTTATGGGATGATATGGACAAATTAAATGGTCTGTATGAAGAACTTGGGTGGGATCACACTGACTATCTAGATTTTAAAATTGAAGGTAATCACATCACTATTAGGAATAAGTCGAGAGAAGGAAGATGACTGATATTGTTTACTATTCATATAAAGCAAGTCGGTATGATCATGTAAACGATCATGAGTTAAAACGTTTTGACCATAGTATTAGTTCCCTTAGGAGGTTTAATAATGAAATACCTGTTTATTTGTTTTGCGATGACCCTGAGCTTATTCCCCCTTATTTCTCTTTGGAATATGATGTAAGAGTTTTACCTTTTGAGAAGGCACATACTCATGGAATGTTATTCATTTATAGATGGTATAATCTTCAGTTCTTTGATAAGAGAAGTGGAGAGTTTGATAATGCTAATATTCTTTATGTAGATTCAGATACTCTCTTCTATGGAGATGTTCAATATCTTTTTGATCATTATAATTATGCAGAGGTATTTGGTAGAGAGGAGTTTGGTTTCAGACATGATCCTAATACTGGTGGTGGAAAGGATATAAGGAAAGCACTTGATTATGTGGATCAGTGTATTGTGGATGCTGGTGGGAAAACCCAGATATACAAATATTGTATGGGGGTGATGTTATTTAATAATGGTCTTCATTTAGATATAATAGATCGTTTGGGTGAGTTAGTGGAGTTGATGTTGAAGATAAAGGATAGGAAGATTCCTTATCCTGTGCCTAATCCTCGTATATATGATGAATATGCTATGTGGGTTATATTAAGTAGATCGGGGGCAGTAGGAGGTCTATTCGGGGTGCAGGACGTGACTCAGGGATATGTAGAGCAGAAACATGAAGAGTTCTTTAATCCTATTGTTTTACACTATACAACTAAAGGTGAACAGAAACTTGCTGCAGAGGATGAAAGATATAGAAATCTCTTAAGAGATGTTGATGAATTCAGTGAACAGATTGATCCTTACCATATATTATGACTGAACTAAAAGATTGGCTTAATTCTATCAACTTCAATAAGACTAATCTTATTGAGGAAGATCCCTCTACAATAAAGGACTATGCTCCTTATATTATCAATCGTTGTTTATCAGGTAATATTGATTCTATCTTATTTGCTAATGAAATGAATAAGTATTCTTTCCTAGACAAGGACATGCAATATTCTTTTTATCTAAATAC